TTCTCTTCAGCAGGTTTATGATTCCACGTCATTTACCTTTCCTCTCGTTATTAATTTGGCGCGCCCTTCAGGACTCGAACCTGAAACCTACAGCTTAGAAGGCTGTTGCTCTATCCAATTGAGCTAAGGGCGCGGAACTCTTTAAGTATCTGGGCCTGAGTATTCTTTACGAAATCCAGATTCAGTATACTCATCTCGATCAAGCTTTTTATATGCAACGCACTCTTTATTTGCAACACACTCTTCAAAAGTATCCCAGAGACGATCAAATCGTAACATATATACCTCCTTTACTCCTAAGAGCTTATTCGCTAAATCATCAGCTATGTCACCTGGCATATGAGAATATTTTGGACTATCAGTAAAATGACATACTATCATATCAATATCTTCTAGGATATTCCATACATTCATAATTTCTTGTTCTAAGTCAAATCGGTCTTTCATTTTTTTCTCCTATTGGTACCCGAGGCCGGACTTGAACCGGCATGACCTTTATGGTCGAGGGATTTTAAGTCCCTTGTGTCTACCAATTCCACCACTCGGGCTAAATGTTTATCACGCTGCGTGAACTGATGGGAAGGTATACCTTACTTCTTTGAAATCTTGCACAGAGCGTGCGGATAGCATTCCTTATATAGCTTCTCTTCTAGGGCGTATGCCTGTTTTTCCCAAGGTTGATGATCGTATTGACAGTTTTCATAGTTACGCTTCTTCCATCGAAAGCCGTCGAGCTCACCACGTAAAAACTGTTTACAATGAACCATTTCATGAGCTAGAGCAACCATTTGCTCTTTCCAAGTACCGTTACGATTGATATCAATTTCAACCCAATCAGTATCTCCCCAACATAGACCCATTATCCCTTCATCCATTTTTTTACGAAAACTGATCTCAAAAGCTCGTTTACGGAAACGATGAATATCTAGAGCTTCTGCAAGATTCATTACATATAGACCAACAATAGTTTTCTGTTTGATATTCGATCGAATTGCAAATGGTGTCATTGATTAGTCATCCTCATTTAATGTATACATTCTATCATAGCTAGACGCTATTGTAAACAGTTTTTTTAGAATATTTTGTTATATTGATAGAACTAAAAGTTATATGGTGCCGGATGCAAGAATTGAACTCGCGACCTTCTCATTACAAGTGAGCTGCTCTACCTGCTGAGCTAATCCGGCGCTTATTTAATTTTAGAAAAGTTTTTATCTTTAAAGAACTCTATCTTTGACCTAAACTTATTTTCCAGTACATCGCCCTTGTGTGATATAATAAAAACATTACTTCCATCATCTAGTGTATCTAGAATCTTTGTTAGATTATCTATACCTTCGAAATCAAGACTTGAATCAAATGTCTCATCCAATACTAAAAGATTTGTAGCAGCTGAATTCTTCATTTTTGCTATTTGTCTCCAAGTAAAGAGAAGTGCTAAATCAATTCTTTGTTAATCGCGTTCAGAAAACGAAGCATAGTTAAATGAATCTCTATGTCTAGATCTGATTGTCTCACTAAAGTTTTCATCTAAATGAAAGGCTACAAAAAAGTCTAGTATTTGTAAATAGTTATTAATAAGTCTATTCATTACTGGAAGATACTGCTTGATAACTTTAGTTTTGATGCCAGTATCTTTAAGCATTTCTCCAATAACTTCATTATAAGTTCTTTCTTCTACATACTCAAGCTTTCGTTCAGTCGACTTATCTTTCTTTTTCATTAGAGATGTAAGTTCTTTCTTAGCCTGAGAAACATCGCCTGTTTGGCTTTGTAGACCATCAATCTCTTTTTGAACCTTTCCTATTTCCTTTTGCAAGAGAGCAATAGAATCATTATTACTGTTTATACGTTGCTGTTTCTGTCGTAATTTGTTGAGGTTGCCCGAAACATCTGTTTGTTCGACTCTGAGATCTCCAATGTTTCTTTGTAAATCCTCTTTTGCCGTCTGAACTTCCTTGGCCTTTCGTCGAATTCCATCAATCTTTTCTGATTTCTTCGATTCTTCGATTTGCTGGTCGCATGTCGGGCATTGATCGTTCTGCTCATAGAACTTGCTTTCCTCTACTAGTTCCTTTATTTTATTATTAAATTGAGTGTCATATGACTCGAGTTGAGATATCTTTTTAACCATTTGGCTTTGATGCTTTTCTTCAGCTGAAATAGATGCTTGAAGATTTTTGCCAAGTGATTTGCTTTCTTCAAATAGTTTGTTAATCTCTTCTTTATGTACTTCGATACTTGCTCTCTTTTTATCTATTTGATCAGCATTAAGAGATTGTAAGTCTTTAATGTACTTATTTTGAGAATCGATTTTAGTCTTTACGAGTTCTATTTGATGATTAACATCATTAAGCTCATCTTTGATTTTAGCATTTCGTTCTTTTAAAAGAATATTCATCTTAGAAAAAATATTAATGTCTAATAAATCTTCGATTACTTGACGTCTAGACCAAACAGGCAATTGCATAAATGGAATAAACGAAGAAGAGCCTAAGACTACTACTTGGTGAAATGACTTATGATTCAGTTTTAGAATATTCTGCTCAAGCATCTTTTGATAGTCTCTTGCATTCGAAGACTGATTAATCAAATTGCCATTCTGCCAAATTTCGAACTTACCAGGCTTGATGCCTCTGACAACTTTAAAGTCTGAAGTGCCAATTGTAAATTCTACTTCTACTATCGTACCTTTTTTATTGATACTATTAATCATTTGATCTTTTTTAATATCTCTATGCGGTTTACCAAAGAGGCCAAATGATAGCGCATCAAGTAAGGTAGATTTACCAGCACCATTCTGGCCAACAATCAGAGTTGATGGAGATTTATCCAGCTGGATTTTTATCGGATCTGCGCCTGTGGATAGAAAATTCTTCCACTCGCAGGATTTAAAATGTATCATACTACTTCCAAATTTTGAGCTTCTGTATAGAGCTTTCTCAATTCAGTTTTCAAATGATCTTTATCTAGATCAGTATCTACTGCTTCAACATAAGAGTCCAGAAGTGTAGTAGTATCTTCAAGGGATATTTTCTCGTCTTCTACGCTTTCTCCCAGATACTCTTCGAACGATTCTGCAATCTTAAGTTCATAAGTTTCAATGTTTTGTAATCTATCCACGAACTTATCGAACATGTATAGATCGTTTTTATTTATAACGATAAGCTTAATAAATTTCTTTTCATATTGGCTTACATCAATTTTGTCATAATTGGTTTTACTATCATCGTAGATTACTTTCTTAAACATAGTAATCGGATTACGAACTGCTTCGATCTCTCTTGTTTCAGTATCAAGTACATGAAAGTATTTTGGATCGTCTACGTCTGCCCAAGTAAATTCCATTTGCGAACCAAGATAAGTAACATTGCCTTGACTTGATTTTGTATGAAAGTGACCTGATAGAACCATTTCAAATCTAGAAAAAATATCTGCACTCATACCATGTGGATTAGGCATACCAGCCATCATATCAAAACCTTTAAGTTCTAAGTGTGCGCCTAAAATTGGAGCTCCACAGTTTTGAGCAAAGTCAACGTATTCTTTATAGTTTGAATTGTTTATCCAAGGTATTACTGCAACTCCAAGACCATCATAGTCTAATACAGTAGGCTTCATGCATATGTTTACATTAGAGGTAAAGTAACCCAGCAATTCTTTAAGGCTACACAGCTCATTTGTATTTTTAAAATAGACGTCATGGTTTCCGGGAATAATATCCATAGTAATGCCGGCGTCGCGCATAGGCTCAAGAAAATGCTTACGATTAGCATTGAGCGCTTTAAAGTTAACGAACTTTCTGTGTTCATAATAGTCTCCTAAATGTAGGATATTTTTAATGTTATTCTCTTTCAAATAAGGAAAGAAGACTTCGTTATAAAATCTTTCCTGATAATTTAAGAATATATCTGACGAATTTCTTACGCCACAATGGGTGTCATTTAATATAGCTACTTTCATATTAGTTCATGAACAGTTCTAATTTCTCTGCATCCTTTTCTTTCTTTGCAAATTCTTTAATTGCAGTATCTTTAGTACGTACAGCGCTAATTCTTTCTCTTAAAGTATCTATATAAGAAGCAGTTTGAGTTGCGTGGTCTCCATCCATACCCATTTGAATAAAGTCATCGATACCCATTTTTTCGATAAATCTAAACTTAATATCTTGCTGCTTTTTCTCTTTTGTAATTCTACGAATAAACGCAAAATAACAGATTTGTGTAAAGTAACTAAATGCATTTGGCTTACCAGTTCTTGTAGCAGCCTCAATATTATAGTTACTAATTGCTTTAAGACAATTTTCTACTGCGTCCATTACCATCTCTTCTCTATAAGTGTACCTCACGAAGTTCGGTCTGTGAGACAGTCCTTCGGCGATCTTAAGAAAACAAGACGCAATGTAATCAGTGACAATTGGATTTTGCTGATTCTTTTCCTTTGCTTCTTTTACTTGACTTGCATAGTCATATACAGCTTGAGAAAATTCTTTATTATTTACGTAATGTGCTTTTTTTGAGTTGTCCATTTTTCCTCCATAATACATCTATTATAACATAGTTTCAATCAAATGTAAACGATTAATTTATTTTAAGTTTTTTCACCAAAACCGTTTACACATTCACATTTATATGATATAATAATATAGACATCCGGGGAGGATAGAGGTACTACTAATGTATAGTGTAGTCTGTATCTTCAAGTGGTACGGATTCAGTATCTTCATATTCATCATATAGCTGTCTTTCTAAATCGGAATTATCCTCAGGCGATGCAATATGAGCTTCACTCATTCTTAAAGCAAACTGTACGTAGTTATACTTTACTGTATCAGCGACTGGAACATTCTGTACGATGTGTTCTTTTTCTATTTTAAAAGATTTAGTCTCAGAGAATGGAAACCAAGGAGTAAAGCTCCAAGTTCCAATCATACTTTTTTCTATAAGTACTGGTCTTTCAATAATATAATTAGTTTCATTTTTTACTGAAACAAGACCAACTACACTTTCGCCATTTGTAAGCTTAAAATGTCTGATATCTAATTCTTCCATTTATATATTTATATCCCAAAGTTTATAATTGAAACGCTCTCGAGAATATATTTTAATTCTTTCAGCGGCATGATTAAGAGTATAGTTTTTTTGAGATTTCCAATGTAAATCATCAACGATATCGTATACCTTAGTATCTATACCGTCTCCGCTTTTTCGAAGGCCACGCCCGATCGATTGCAAGACTCTGATTTGGCTCTTCGATGGACTAGCAAAGATAATATTGTGAAGCCGCTTAATATTAATACCAGTGCTAAAAGTTCCAATGGAAGCAACAATAATGGCATTACTTTCTTTTTCAGTAATTGCACGAATCTTTTCCCGTGTATCGACATCTGTTTCTCCTGAGACATAAAATAATTTTCGATCTTCAGTGACTTTATTCTTTAAAAGATCATGTAACGGTTTACCATGCTTTTCTACAAACTGAAAAAGCACTAAGGTATTTCCCTTTTGATCTAGTGCTAAATTAGAAATAAATTTGTTTCGAGCTTCATATCGAACAATGAAATCTATTTCTTCTTGATATTTCTTTTTAATTACTTCTTTACAAATCTCATCTTTATACTTAAGAATCAGCACATCAATATTTAATTGAGATAAGTCATTCTGATCCATTAATTCTTTTGTAGTAATTACTTTATGTACTGGGCCAAATAATCCTTCTAATACGAGCTGATGAGTTTGTGTACCGTCTAATGTTCCTGTAGTACCTATTCTATAATTTGCTTCAGTACATTTTTCTAATATAGAAGTAAGAGACTTTGCTTTAAAAGTATGCGCCTCATCTCCAATAACCATACCATAGTCTAAGAACCAATTCCCTGGGAGCTTATATATAGACTGCCACGTAGTAATTATAACTCTCTTTTCTACACCAAATTTTTCTCGGCCAGAATATATTTTATGGCATTCTTCTTCAGCATTAAATGTAGAATCAGTGGCAGAATAGTCAGCAAAGTCAGAATACATTTGCTCTACTAATGAAGTAGTAGGTACAATAACCAAAACTTTATTTAAGCTATACTGTAAATGATATCGCACTGCTAAATATATCATTAAACTCTTACCAGAAGCAGTAGGTGATAACATAAGGGCTCTTTGCTGAGAAAGCATCACCGACAGTGCATCAAGTTGGTATTGCCTAGGGGTTATCTCCCCTCCGTTCACAGAGAGTGAAATACTCCCAAGTAGGCCATTTATGTCAGGGCTGAGGGCGGACTCTAGTGCACCATAGCGAGGTGAATTTTCATAAATTATGCTATAATCTCTACTCTCACAAAACTCACGTAAATATTTTATGAGTCCACAGTATAAAGTTTTCTTTCTCGTATCAAATAAGCGTATTTTTCCATCCCACATACGATTTTTATATGCAGGCATAAACTTATAGCCAGGTACGTAAAAACAAAAGTGTTCTGATAGTTCCATCTCAATGCTTGGATCGCATTCGATAGTTACAAAAACTTCATTCTTTTTTCTAAGAATAAGAGTATCCATTAGACTCCGCTAGTAAACTTTCTCCATTCGATCATGTTTTTAATGGTTTGATGTCTCCATTTAACATTATCTATAATCTCTTTCAGAGTATCTACTACTTCTTTAAGGTACTCGATTTTAGTTTGTTGTTGTTGAATCAGTGGATCAGCATCGTAATAGTAATCGATATCTCCTTTCAGAACAGTAAGTCCATTCAATGGATCGTAATCCCATCCTCTTTCGTCTAATTCTTCTTTACTCATCTTGCCATTATAATGCAACCATTTGTCTTTAAGAAGCACTTTAAAGTCAAGTTCAGCTTTTTTAAGCTTTATACGATGTATAGACATTAGTTCTAAGTATTTCGAATGGAGTTTAGCAGAATTACGAGAGCTCTCATCGAGGTTCATCTCATCGATGATCGAGTCTTTTTTCCACATATCTAAGATTTCTTGCAAATTATTCATAATAATATTATACCACAAAAAGATGTAAATGTAAACAGTTAACTAAACAAACTCAAAGTTTGTGTAAGCAAACGATATATCGCATTGTACCATTTCTATATCAGTAGCTTGAGTATTAAATTCAACTGGAGCTAAATTAGTAGGAAACATGCTATTGAACTTTATTTCTTTTGATACATTATTGTGCGAATTAAGAACAAGTAATGTACCATCTTCTTTAAGATCTTCAGGTCTATCTGACTGCATGATATCATGCATCCAATCGAATGTTTCTATATAGTTATCAAAGTCTTCATTTACTGCAATACGAACAGTAAGATCTTCAAATATAATACGATCTCCTGTAAAAGCAAGATTCGTTCCTTTATACGGAGTATCTACTGCAGGAAGAGAAAAGCCAGGTAAAGTAACACCAACGCAGAAATATTCTAAGTTAGCATACTTATTGCTATTAATTTTTAACTGAAAGCCTATTGGGCTTAAAAAGTTTTTGTTTGTAGTTAACGTTGCCATACATCTATTTATACAAAAAGAAAAGGGAGCCGAAGCTCCCTTTAAGTAGAATCATTAACTAATTCTTAAAGAATGTTGTTAACTTTAAAGATTCTGAAGTACTGGTTAGCTCTGTTAGTACCAGCATCGTTACCAGCGTTTGCGCCCACAAATGGGTTAGCAATCATACCGTAACGAGTCTTGAAGCCCATTCTAGGTTGGAAGTCATTCTCACCCACGGCTTTAACCATTGTTAAAGGAACGTAAGGGCAGTAGAACATACCAGCGTCGTATGGGTTAGCACCTCTATAACCAACACATGCAAAGTCTTCAGTCGAATATGGATCGATGTAGACTTTCATTCTGCCGTTAAGAACACCAGCAAATGTATTACCAGTATCATCAACGTTAAGGTTTGTAGCGAGTGCAGGTGTGTAGTCTAACATACCAGCAGCTGCAAGAGCAGAAGCAACATCAGAAGAAACAACTACAAAGTTACCTTTTCCTCTTCTTGTTTCT